AGGGTGATGAAACACTCTTTCACGATCCCGACAACCTTCAGTCACTTTGCAAACGCTGTCACGACTCAGTGAAGCAGCGCATGGAGAAGGGCGGAACGGTGACAGAGTTTGACAGTGAAGGCCGGGTTATCTGGTAAAAGGAGCATGCAAGGCAGGACCTTAAGATTGAATACCGCGAAGGCAGGCTGATTGAACTGAGCATCGATGGCATCAGCTTTAGCTCACTAACAGCAATCAACCTCAATCATGAGGTAGGAGAGACGCTGCCCACGGTAACGTTGACTATTCCCCTCGGGACCCGCGAACGGCTGGTGCCACATTGTCAGCCCAGAAGGGCGGGGGGAGGGGTAAAACTCTGACGGCAAAATCTTAAAGACCGCGCCCTCAGTCTTTTTATTAAAAACGTCCAGAAAAAAAGGAAAAAGTGATGGCACAGCGAGGCAGAAAGTCTCTCGCTGCGACGTCTGCTGTCTCGCTTCCGGCGCTGGCTGAAAGCAGATTACAGCCGTCGCTGCATCTCAGCGATCCGGAGATCAATGTCTGGATCCGTCTGGTCAATGACAATCCGGCCAGTTCGTTCACCGAAACCCATCGCGACATGATGGAGATGTATTGCCGTCACGTCGTTCAGGCCAGAATCATCACCACGCAGCTGGAAGCGTTCGAGCTGGAATGGCTATCGCGTGAAGATGGCCTTAAGCGTTACGACCGGCTGCTGACCATGCGGGAGCGGGAAGTCCGTTCCGCATCCTCACTGGCTACCCGTCTGCGGATCACGCGCCAGGCCACCGCCGACCCGAAAACAGTGGGGCGGGCGCATAACAATCTGGCGCGGGAGAAGAAGCCCTGGGAAATTGATTAAGGCTGAGTAGATGATGGTTAAAAAGACCCTGACACGGGCTGAACGAAACATCCGGTGGTGTGAGCAGAACATCCTCATCCCTGAGGGCAAGTTTGTAGGGCAACGGCTGAAGATGGCCGATTTCATGAAGGATGACTTCAGGGCAATCTTTGACAACGTGCACGGCACCCGCCGCGCGATCATCAGCAGGGGGCGTAAGAACGCAAAGACGGTGGAAACTGCCATGCTGATGCTGCTTTATCTGGTTGGTCCGGAGGCGGCACACAATTCTCAGCTTTATTCAGCGGCGCGTTCCCGCGAACAGGCTGCAATCCTCTTTAACCTCGCCTCAAAAATGTGCCGGATGAACCCGGTGCTGATGCAGTACGTTGCGATTAAAGACTCAGCCAAAGAGATCCACTGTCCTGAACTGGGCTCCTATTACCGGGCACTGAGCGCCGAAGCGACCACCGCTTATGGATTCTCGCCGCGCTTTGTGGCCCACGATGAGTTAGGCCAGGTTCGTGGCCCGCGTGATCCGCTTTATGAGGCGCTGGAGACAGCAACCGCCGCGCAGGAAAACCCGATCTCGGTGATTATCAGCACACAGGCACCGGATGCCAGCGACCTGCTGAGCCTGTTAATTGATGACGGGCTGACCGGAGCCGACCCGCGAACGGTGGTCCGTTTACAGACCGCGCCAGAAGATATTGATCCGTTTTCGGTTGAGGCGATCAGAGCAGCAAACCCGGCATTTGACGTGTTCATGAATCAGCAGGAAGTGCTGGACATGGCCGCCAGCGCCAAACGTCTGCCGTCGCGTCAGGCTGAGTTTGAAAACCTTGTCCTTAACCGGCGGGTTGAGGCGAAAAGCCCGTTCGTCAGTCAGACCGTCTGGCATATGAATAAAGCAGAACCTGACAGCCTGGCCGGTTCCACCGTCTGGGGCGGGCTTGACCTGTCCAGCGTCTCGGATCTTACGGCACTGGTGCTGAATTCTGCCAGAGGCGATGTGCACTGTAAGTTCTGGCTGCCTGAGGAAGGCCTGGCTGATAAGGCCCGTAATGATCGTGTGCCTTATGACATCTGGGCGCGGCAGGGTTACCTCAATACGACACCTGGCAAAGCCATTGAGTACGCCTTTATCGCAAAAGAACTGCGCGACATCTTCGATACCTGCAACGTCAGGGCGCTGGCCTTTGACCGTTACAACATGCGCTTTCTTCGTCCGCACCTTATTGACGCCGGATTTACAGAAGCTGAACTCGAACGGTTCGTGGAATTCGGGCAGGGCTTTGTATCTATGTCACCGGCGCTGCGTGAGCTGGAAACCAAACTGCTCGGCGCACAGCTGAAGCATGGCAATCATCCGATCCTGGAGATGTGCGCCAAAAACGCGACCGTCATCACTGACCCTGCGGGCAACCGCAAGTTCGTAAAAGGCAAATCCAGCGGGCGCATAGATGGCATGGTTGCGCTGGCAATGTCCGTCGGGGCACAGAACAGCGACGAGGTGGAAGAGCAGGGTGACGTTAACGATTTCATTTACAACTTCTTGAGTGTGTAAACATGGCTGATACCGATTACAGCATTGACCTGCGAACGCGATCGCCATTCTGGGCGCGCATGGCTTCCATCCTGACCGGCGGCCGACTGGTGACTCCGGATAAAGGCTCACAGATGGCGGGAACATCTGCGCACGGTGTGGTTGGTGACTCTGTGGTGACTGACGAGCGTAATATGCAAATCAGTACGGTGTGGGCCTGTATCAGGCTTATCTCCACCGTCACCGCATCGTTACCCCTTGATGTCTACCAGACCAAAGATGATCAGCGCAGCAAAGTGCCGGGTACTCACCCTCTCGCAAAGCTGCTGCGATTCCGGCCTAACAATTTCATGACTGCGCTGGAGTTTCGCGAAGCCATGACCATGCAGCTTTGCGCCTACGGCAACGCCTACGCACATGTGGAGCGAAACAGCGTCGGCGACGTTATCAGCATGGTTCCGCTGATGAGCGCCAATATGGAGGTCCGGCTCAGCGAGAACAGTAAATCCATTATCTACCGCTACCGCCGTGACACGGAATACGCCGACTTTTCACAGAAAGAAATCTTCCATCTCAAGGGATTTGGCTTCAACGGACTTACCGGCCTGTCCCCGCTGGCGTTCAGCGCGAAGTCTGCCGGTGTTGCCATTGCCATGGAGGATAATCAGCGGGAGTTTTTCGCGAACGGCGCGAAGTCTCCGCAGATCCTCATGACTGACGGCAAGGTACTGACCAAAGAGCAGCGCGGTCAGCTGGAAGAAAACTTCAAAGAGATTGCTGGCGGCCCGGTTAAAAAGCGCCTGTGGATCCTGGAGAGTGGGTTTACGACACAGGCTATTGGGGTTTCGCCTCAGGATTCGGAAATTCTGGCTGCGCGCAAATTTCAGGTTGCCGAACTGGCCCGGTTCTACGGCGTGCCACCGCACCTGGTCGGTGATGTTGATAAAACCACCTCATGGGGATCCGGTATCGAGCAGCAAAACCTCGGCTTTCTCCAGTATACCCTTAAACCTTATCTCGATCGCTGGGAATACAGCATTGAGCGCTGGCTGGTTAAAGAATCTGAGCAGGGCAGTATTCACGCCGAGCATAATCTGGACGGGCTTTTGCGCGGCGATTCCACGAGCCGGGCATCATTTATGCAGATCATGGTTAACACCGGGATCCGCACTGTTAATGAAGTGCGACGGCTCGACAACCTGCCTCCCCTGCCCGGTGGCGATGTGGCAACGCGCCAGTCGCAGAACATACCGATTACAGATCTCGGAACCAACACTAAGCCCCTCACTGAAGGGGCTTAATTTTTATGGGGGCTTCAATGCCGGACATCCAGAAAACCCTGTCCTTTAACCAGGCAGAGATCAAATTCGCAGGCGATGGCAGCCAGGGCATTTTTGAAGGCTACGCCTCCGTGTTTAACAACACAGACTCTGATGGCGACATCATTTTACCGGGTGCATTCAGGAACACGCTTGCCACGCAGAGCCGCAAGGTGGCGATGTTCTTTAATCACCGCACCTTCGAGATCCCGGTCGGCAAATGGGAAACACTCCAGGAGGATGAGAAAGGCCTGTATGTGAAAGGTCAGCTCACGCCAGGGCTCAGTGTTTCATCCGATCTGAAAGCCGCCATGCAGCACGGCACGGTTGAAGGTATGTCGGTCGGTTTCTCTGTATCGAAAGATGATTACAGCGTCGGTACCACGGGCCTGATTTTTAAAAACATCTCTTACCTGCGGGAGATCAGCGTCTGCACGTTCCCCGCCAACGAGCTGGCGGGTGTCTCCGCCATGAAAAGCATCGAGACAATCAAAACTATTCGTGACGCGGAAGCCTTCCTGAGGGAGTCAGCAGGGCTGTCGCGTGCAGAAGCACAGGCGTTTCTCGCCAGTGTTAAGTCCGCAGGCCGGAGCGAGTCCGGTAGCGGCGACATTGACGCGCTTGCACAGCGCATAACCTCATTTGCCGCTAATCTGCGGAACGCATAACGGAGCACCACATGTCTGAATTAGCCACCCTCGAAAAAGCGATTGAGAATTCACAGAAAGAAGTGAAGGACCTCATCGAAGAGCAGCGCAAATCCATTAACGAAAACGGTAAGGTCAATCAGCAACTTCAGGTTGATCTGACCAAAGCGCAGGAAGAACTGAAAGCCACCGGCACACGCCTGTTCGATCTCGAGCAGAAGCTGGCCGGCAACGCCCCCGACCAGACCGCGAAAAAATCTTTTGCTGAGCGGGTGTCCGAAGACCTGATGAAGGGCTGGGACGGTTCGCGTACCAAAGCGAAAGTGACCAGTTTTGACAAGGCCATCGGGTCAGGCGCGAACTCCGCTGGCGCCCTGGTTCTTCCGCAGCAGCAGCCGGGCATTCTCATGCCGGGCCTGCGCCGCCTGACTGTGCGTGATCTGCTGGCGCAGGGGCGTATCACCAGTAACGCGCTGGAATATGTTCGCGAGAATGTGTTTACCAACGCTGCCGCGCCAGTGGCGGAGGGCAACCTCAAGCCGGAAAGTAACATCACCTTCACCAAAGAAACAGCGAACGTGAAAACCATCGCCCATTGGATCCAGGCATCCCGTCAGATTATGGACGACGCCCCGGCTCTCGAGTCCTACATCAATGCCCGCATGATGTATGGCCTGGCGTTGGTGGAAGAGAACCAGATGCTGAACGGGGACGGCTCCGGTGACAACCTTCAGGGCCTTAACGTGGTCGCCAACGACTACGAAACGGCGTTGAACGCCTCCGGTGACACGGGCGCTGACGTGCTGGCGCACGCCATTTATCAGGTGTCGCTCAGCGAGTTCGAAGCGGATGGTATCATTCTCAACCCGGCAGACTGGCACCGTATTGCGCTGCTGAAGGATGCGAACGGCAACTACATCCTCGGCGGCCCGCAGGCGTTTGCCTCGAAACTGCTCTGGGGGCTGCCGGTTGTGTCCACCACGGCGCAGGCCGCAGGTAAATTCACCGTGGGTGCCTTTGGCCTGGCCTCGCAGGTCTGGGATCGCATGGATGCCACCATCGAAATCAGCAACCAGGATCGCGATAACTTCGTGAAAAACATGCTGACCATCCTGTGCGAAGAGCGCCTGGCGCTGGCGCACTATCGTCCTGCCGCCATCGTTACCGGTGATATTGCCGTCGGTACCGGTGAATAACAGAAGGGCGCGGTCAGCAATGGCCGCGTAAATGTTATGAAGATTAAAGCTCTCCGTATGTTCTCGCATTATCACCTCGGTACGGTTTCCCAGGGTGAAACCCGCATCGTGAAAAAGGAAATTGGCGAGATGCTGGTGAAGATGCTCCTTGCCGTAGATGTTGAAGCGGAAAAGGAAAAACACTCCACTCCTGAACAGACTGAACAGACTGAACAGACTGAACAGACTGAACAGACTGAACAGACTGAAAAAGCCAAACCCGGGGGTAAAGGTGGAAATAAGCGCGGAAAAGATAGCGATGATAAAGGCGCATCTGAAAGTTGACAGTGACGATGAAGATGAGCTCGTCACCGCCTATGCATCGGCTGCCGTCGATTATGTTGAGCACTTCTGCGACGGCGCGCTGGTGGAAGCGCTGACCCCTCCCGTGGAAGGAAAAGAACCTCTTCGTGAGGTTCTTTTCACTCCGGGGATCTGGGCGGCAATTCTTTTGCTGATTGGTCACTGGTACGCAAACCGCGAAGCGGCGGCGCAGAACCTGGCGGAAACACCGCTGGGCGTTGAAGCGCTGCTATTACGCCACCGCCGGTGGCACTGATGGCCTGCGCCGGGTGTGAACGCCGCCGTGCGTGGCTGAAAAAATGGAGAGACATTGCCTATGAACGAGCAACAGGTAAACGGCCTGCTGGCAGCGATGACAGCGCAGACCGCCGCGATGACCCGGCTGGCGGAGTCAAACGAGGCACTGGTGGCGGTGATTTACCAGTCAATGGTGGAAGAGATTGAAACGACCACCCTCGATTCCCCGGTGCACACCTACCTCAGCGGTAAACCCAGGGGGTAAGCATGCAGGCCGGAAAACTTAACAGACGCATCATGCTTCAGAAACCAGTGGAAACACAGAACCCTGTGACGGGCGCTGTCACCAGTGGCTGGGCCGATGTGAAGGAGCTGTGGGCGAGCGTTATTGATTTATCCGCGCGTGATTTCGTTGCAGCGCAGGCCGGGCAGAGTGAGGTGACGACACGTATCACCATTCGCTGGCGTGATGACGTCACGGACAAACACCGCATCGTTCACCGTGGCCGCATCTACAACATTCACGGCGTGCTTGAGGATGACAAAAGTGGCCGGGAATATCTGACGCTGCCGTGTTCGCGGGGGGTAAACGATGGCTGATGGCGTTGATTTCAGCATTACCGGCCTTGAGTCCCTACTGGGGAAACTCGATGCAGTCAGTGACGATCTGCGTCGTCGCGGCGGACGTGCTGCGCTGCGGCGCGCCGGTAATGTGATTGTCGAAAAAGCGAAAGAGAACGCCAGCCGCCTCGACGATCCTATGACCGGTCGCAGCATTGCTGCAAACGTGACTCAG